CAGTTTTTTAACCAACATGACGAGTTGAGACGCGAGAGCAACTAACTTGCCGAGTGATGCAAATATATAAGATCCTAAACTATTCTCTTTTGCAATGTCCGCCCTTTCTGTTTGCGTCCCCATATTCGCCATTTCACCCTCACGAACACTCGCTTCGTCTTCGTATCGTAAAGCGGGGGCATGTTCCACAATGGCGGAATACGCGACTGAATGAATGAATGCTTCGGCGACAACAATAGTGGTTCTTTGCATTTCTAAATTCGCCGTAATAGTGTTGTACACATTTTTAATACTACTTTCAATTCTACCAGATTTAAAAGCACGTTGTTCTTCTGTCTCGAAACCCTTTTTAGCACGGATCATTACACGCTTTTTAGCGTCGTTTTCCATCTGTAAAGAAGCAAACTGATATGACGGAATACTCATTATTATATATAGAGACATATAATAAAAATAATTGTAAACATGGATTTAATACAATCCGTGTGCTTTCACATACTTTGATGCATCAATCATTTTAAGGCCTTTATCTTTCATGACTTGTTTAACGATTAATGCTCTTGCTTTTCGGCCGTCAACCTTACCACCACAGTTAATGACTTTTGCATGTTCTTTCTTACCACCCTTTACACCCGTATTTTTCTCGCTTAAAAGTCTATTAGTTACAACTCTTCCTACAGCACCCGAAACTTGAGGAGGAATGCCGAACTCTGCACCGACCGCTTGGAATGCAACGGGGAGCAGTTCACGCCCTAACTGGACACCAACCGTTTTCGCGACGGGAGCAACCTTTTCCGCCATGAAAGGCACATATTTATCCGTTACAAAATGACCCACTGCTTTATTACTGGATTTTAATGCATTTTTGAGATTGAATTTTCCACCAGAACCAGACCCTCTAACAGTAGTAGCGGGATACATGTTAGAAGCACCAATAGCACCGCCAGAGTGTCCCCTACCTCGCATGTCATCGTCTGCAAGTATCATGGACACACTACCGCCTTTTGGTTTACGACCTTTACCTCGAGGCTTACGACCATATCCCGTTGTTTGATGCCCGAAACTCTCGTAGTATGAAGGAGGGGCGGATTGATGCCCAAAACTCTCCGCATACGAAGGAGGAGGTGCACCTTCGGGTGTCAACGCGGAACGGATTGCTTCCTTCAACATTTCCTTTGCGAGTTTAACACCTTCTTCTTTTGCTACTTTTCCAAGAGGTTTCAGCACTTCTTCGTAAGTAAATTTTGCGACGGGTTTAACAACAGAACCAACTTTCTTAAGAGTTTTACCCACAGAAAACTTACCAGCGGATGGCGTCGCCATGGTTGCAAAATGATTGTAAGGAGTATTTCGGTTATTAGAACCGTATTTTAAATAACGTCCATCATCAAAGCCACCGCCAACCATCATTCTATCGCTAAAGTGATCGGGTTGTATATTAGTTGCTACATACTGTGGGCGTAAGTCTACCCATTCGTCCATTGCTCTTAATCTGTCCACAACATCGCGGTTTGATGGAATGTCTAATGTGAGGTTATAAGGCATTATATATAATATATACAATATTAAAAATATATATTATTTAATTCTTTTTGCAATTATTCTGTTGACTGGGAGATAAATATTAGAAATCGAGTGGTTGCATCAGTAATTGTATTAACGAGAATGTCTAAAGTTCCAGCAACCGCGTCGTAATTTTGAAACCCGCAGAGTTGAATATCGGAGTTTTGAAATCCCGTTGAAATCATGGAGACTTGCACGATGGGGACATCAATATTGTAAATAGCGGGATCTGGAATTCCAGATACTGGAACAACTTTTGTATTTGCCGACAGCGGAATTGCATTAGTGTCCCACTGATAAACGAAAAACGGCGGTTGAGCGGGGAGTGGATATTTATATTGATTTGCAAGTAAATCTTTGACCGACATTTATATAAAGAACAATATATTATTTAAAATACAAATTTGCTAAAAATAATAGACCGTGCACACAACATTAGGGCGATTTGTTGCAATAAGCCCATTCCAGTCAAAATACCAACTCAATTCGCCCGAAACAGTTGAATAATCAATGTCAGAAAGTTTAATATAAATTGCGTCTGGAATAACGCTTACTGTTGTTTGGGCTATACACTGACAATTATAATAAACAATATTTGCAGTTGGTGGAATATCCATCTTTTGGATCACTTGCAGTTGGCCACTTCCTACGGTTAAAAGAGTAGAACTATTTACAATGGTTTTGGTTAGTAGTGTTGACACTTCACTACCAGCGGGGATAAAATACGGCCAAAAAGGACTTATTGGGTCGCAGTCTTGTAAATCATGGAGAGACATTATATAAAGAACATGATATTTAAAATAACGCCTAAAGAGCGATAATATGCCCGTGGTCGCCACCAAAGTAAATACGTTTATTTAAACCAGTCGAACAAGGAGACGAAAACCCACCCGCTAATACTTGGAACGCCCAATTAACCACAAATGTAGTATCATTATCCGTAACGCAGACAGCAAGGGCGTAATCGCCCGTAGTGTAAAGTGTGCCATCTAAACCGATTGTAATAGGCGTTAGTGCACCCGGGGCGAGTGCGGGATTAATCGTATACAACCATTTTACAGTTCCAGATGCCCCATTATCTACAACTGCCGTTATTTGGTCGTCGCTTACTAAATAGAGACGTCCGTTATTTCCAATAGAAATACTACGTGCGGGGATCATTCCTAAAACCAATACCCAATTTAGGGTTGACGATGTCCCGTTGTCTTGCACCGCGTATACGGTTGAACCCGAAAACACGTATATAATTCCGTTCGAGCCTACAGATGGGGGAGGCATTCCATTTCCAATAACACGTGTCCACAATACAACACCAGCATTACTAATAGCGTATAGCGTGTTCCCTACTGTAGCGTATAAAACAGTTCCAGTTAGATTTAATGCTAATCTTGTAAATGTAGCAACTAATAATTTAGACCACAGCACGACACCGTCGCCACTTACAGCGTAAATATAACCATTAGAACCAGAAACGTAAATAGTTGCTTCGCCACTTACATCATTATAGTAGACGAGAGGAGGCAGTGGGAGAGTTAATGGCGTTAAATTTGTAGACCAGAGCGTGGATGGAGTAGCAGTATCAATGTTTTCAATTGCACGTAATACATTTGTTCCAACAGCAAACATTATATTATTACGTCCTAAAGAAGGGGACACTAAATTAGTATACCCCGTCTGTTGCGTCCAAAGAGGCGTTGCAGTCGCACCATTATCCGTTAGACAGATTAACGCACCATTATCTTCTGCAAAATACAACAACCCAGTTTCACCAACTGTTATAGCATTTTCGTTAAAACTCTGTCCTACGGGTGCAAGATAATCAAATTTTACAAGAGGAGGATTGGGCAGAATAGGAGTTCCAAAAATAGCGGATTGTCGCGTATTTTGTGGAACATTGTTTCCGTAAGGCCATATAGCGGGTTGGGATAGTGGCAGTGCCATTACATCAATAGCCCAATTTGTAATGTTCACAGCACCACTATTATACGTCGTGATCGAGATGCGATTAACTGTTGTCCCGTAATCCCAGCAGACCATTCCAAAAGGGGCGACATTGTTATAATTAACAGCATCGTCTAAATGAAGTGTAATAACAATATTACTTAACGTCAAATTAATATCCAAAAACTCGAACACGGTTTTTTGTAAGTATTGTCCCGCCGTCATGACTGGAACACCACCAGATGCAGTTAGTGTACGTCGTGCACATTTAAAATTTTGGATGCCGTAGTATGGCGGTTCTTGAGGCGTAAACGGAAGCGTAATGAAATCTTTTGGATACGATACGGGTTTGTAGTATAATCCGTAGTTAGACATTATATAAATAAGACCACATTTTATTTATATAATTTTGTAATTTTGACTAAACTAAACCTTTAAAGATACTTGTGAAGTCTTGAGTGCATCTTTACATGAGCCCCACCAGATGAGCCACCCATTCCAACTAATCCCGCGTCGCTTCTAATTCCACTCGTTAGATGCTTTGACGAAATCATGGGCATTCGTTTAACAGCAGACGCCATACTGTGAGCCATCTTTCCACCAACCATACGACGGTAGACCGCTTGTTCCACGGGGCGAACATCTCGCTTCTCCTTTGCATCCAAGACCATCTGTTTAGTCAAAAGTCCAGTGTAAATGTTGGAAGATCCAGAAACAGTAGTGAACACACCAGAGTTGCAACACACGACCACAATTTCGGGTTGAAATGTAGCATTGTAGTTGTTCTTAATAGTGATGTTAAACTGGAACAAATACTGACCAATGGAACCAGAAGACAAGTAGTCCGCAAGTGAGAGGTTCTGTGATGGAGACAGAATGAGGATAGAACCAGTAGTAGGCACCAACACACCAGTTCCAGTTCCAGCAATCGAGGTAGACGTAGCAAGACCCGAAAATTCAACCCATGACTGGGTAGACCCGTTGGCGACAGAAATACGCCACAAGTCCGCTTGAGTGGCGGAAGCCAAGAGACCAGACGCGTTGTTGAAATTGCAACTAATTTGGTTAATCTGTAAGAATGAGGCACTGTCCTTAATAGTCTGTGAAGACATTGGTTTTCTCGCGTAGATCATGAAGTAATCTGGGATTTGATTTAACTGGATGTTTTGACTTGAGATAGTAGCAATTGCATCGGGCACCAAAGCGGGGTTGTTAGTTGACAGAGACAAATAACGGGGAAACTCTTGGTAGGGTAGAACGTTTCGCACGGGGATTAAGTCGCTTGGTTGAGTAGACAAAAAGTTAAACAACAATCTTGTTCCAACGAAAGGTTGAACTGCACCGACGGGCACAGCACCAGTAATAGCGGGGCAACCTAAAGAAGGCACGACAGTCCAGTTATTAGCAGTAGAAAATGCACGTTTGACGGTGCTGTCAATATTAGCAACAAAGTTCATGGTGTTAATTCCACTAAATCCTTGCATGTTGTAGCACGGGTCGCCGAAGATAATAGGAGACAAGAACAAGGGTTCAGTCAAAGAGGCCGTCACGCAAACAACCCATCTCTCACCCGCAACACCAAGGGCAATACTGGACTGATCCACGTAATTTGCACCACCCGCGTTAGTGTATCTATACACACGCACTTCAGCTGGGAATGCACCACGTGGGGACTGGTCTACATCGTAAGAAGCAGTAGAATAATTTGCTAAAGGGTTGTTATTAGCACCCACACCATCGCCGTAATCGAGGTAGGCTTGGTCGGGCAAAGCGGGTGTCATGCCGTTATAGCGGAACAATTCACGACTGTCATTAAGACGGAGCAAGGGGTCAATAACATCTTGTAAATTGACGGACACATTGCAGTTATTAATAGTAGACGTAAGAGTGGTCATGAGTTTTGCTAAAGGAAATGCTTGGAATGCATCAGTGCTTCCGTAATCAAAGGCAGATGCACCAAGGGTGACACCAGAAATAGCAAATGACAATGACAGCGTAGACTGTAGCAAAATCTCACGAGCAATTACGATACTTTCACTTGGGATTTGACAATTGAAAACCATGTTAGAAGCGGTTGCAGTAATTGCTTGATATTGTTGATAGGTCACATTGGAACCCCCAGATTGCACAGCGTAAGATAATTCGTCGGTGATGCCGAGGCGACTATCACGGATTAGGACGGTTCTAAAATCAGCAGACATTATATAAATATGCAAATATAAAAAAACTTTAAGAATGTTTATATTTATTTTAAAAAATTGGACAAATGCCCTAAACTTTAATGCGAAATCGTCCCCTTTTTAGTAAACAAGCATTTTATCGAACATGCCCCACCGCTATTCAGTTGCATTGGGTAGAACTCGCCTAACTTTGACTTCCAGAATACGTTAATATCAATCAGCGAAATAGGCGTGTTCCCATATAGATCTATTAATCTTAACTGTGTTGGCGTGTAAATGATATTTGGCTTATACTGTCCACCATCGGCGATAAAATCCGTAATAATTTGAGCGAAATTTGCATTATTGCCGTCATTCGCGTATACTATTCCACCTTCAGCAAAAATTAGAGGAGCGGACAACTGATTAGGTACAATAGGCAGAGTTGCCGATGTAAAAACGATACTCGATATAGGTGTCCATGACGAAATAGTAGAGTATTCTTGAAAAACCGTGGTTGCTACATATTGCGATGCAACTGGTGCACTCGTCGGCAGATAAATAGTTTGAGTTCCATTGAAATTGCCTATAGTAAGTAAAAAGTTGCGTCCAAGCGTCACGCCTTGTGCACCGAAGTTTTTGGCGACAAAAGACGGAAGAAGATTTGCTAAAGGAGAATTGAAAAATATTTTAATGGGCGTTGGAACTATTCCAACTGGGTAGTTGTCGTAGTATGCACTCTCGGCATACACCCCAGCACTATTATTGTCAGTATTCCAAATAATCACGGGGGCGTTGGCCGTTGCAATCGGTGCACCGACTAATGCTTGAAGAGATGCAAATGCAAGGTCAAATGCCGACTGGATCAAGAAAGTAAAATACGTGTAATTAAAACAGTAGTAGTATCCCGTGCCGTTGTCTTGAAGTTTGTTATACGTTGCACTTGGAGGAGCGGGTAGTTCAGCAAATGCATTTTGAGGCGTCCATATAATAGGTTGTTGAACCGTAAAAGCCCCATACTCGAGTGTAATAGAATAAACCGTTAAATCAATATTTGCTTGATTGGGCACTATCTCTGGAATAAACAAAGGTAGGGTATTGGTGTCGAGAGAAAATCTCACAATGCTAAAGTAATAGTCCCCCGAATTTTTGACAAATGCATTCTGTCTTTGTTCCTTAAATTGAATGATTGGAGGTTGGGTCGTTTGGTTCAACACATTTGTAATGTTGATGTCGTAATAAATCTTACTCTCATTGTTGTCAATGCGTTCTCGCGATAGTTGGGACATTATATATAATGTGTGTATATTTTTTATAATCAAAACAAACTAATAAATAATGTGCGTCTTTACATATATGTTAATACGATGTGCACCAAAACCTTAATCCATGAAATTAGATTATTTACAATAACAGCAAACAAGAAATCTAAATGTAATATATGGATTATATCACAGCCAAAAAGTTAGATTATTACAATAAGTAATCTATTTTGATATATATTAGTAATAATTTATAAATTATTCCATTAAATAATCCTTTTTGATATATATATGTAGAAATCTA